CGTCACCAACCGCAACAGCAGCGGCCGGCGTGTGGTCAAGCAGGCAACCGTCAGCAACATAAGAAGCCATTAGAAAACCTCGCAGGAAAAAGTGTTTGTGGATAGTCAGGTTGCCGGGCGGGCTTTTGCTCCCGCCCGGCAACACCGGTTGAACTCTGTGGACTACACGTCCATCTTGACGCCGGCGAGGTACTCGGCCTTGGCCACGCCAAAGTCGAAGTAACCACGCATCTGCACGCCGAGCGTGTTGAAGTCGGCTTCCGCCGTCTCCACGATCGGGCTTTGCACGCCGTTAAGGAACGCCACTTCCATCACCGGCAGGTCAGCCGGCGAGGCAAGCAGGTAGTAGTCGGCCGCGTTCGTCAGGTAGGCCGAGCCGACCACCTGATACCGACCGGCGAACACGTTCGTAGACGGCTGGCCACCCGTGGCACCGCTCTGGATCAGAGCGGAACCCATGATCTCGGCCGCGGTGATCTCCAGTTCCGGCGGAACCACCAGCACGCTGGGACGAACCGCGATGGGGTTGCCATCGGGATCAACCAGCTTGCGGAACAGGTTGACCGCTTCCTTCAGACCGGCGATCGACAACGCCGTGGCGCTCGTCTTCTTGTTGCCACGGGCCGTGGTGAAGAAGGACGAATCGTCAAGGAACGCAGCCCAGAACACGTCGTTGAGCTTCAACGCACCGCCACGGCCGATCCGCTGCGGAACAGCGGTCAGGGCGCCGAGGTCGTCGTTGATGAGGTCCGTGCGGGTCACGCTCGTCATGATGCCGTAGGTGTCGGCACTGATCGTCCGCGACTCGTCAGAAGCGGCAGCGTTCTTGAGTTCGCCGCCGTTGGCGACTTGCTGGAACTTGAAGCCGCCGTTCAGCCGGTAGCTGGTCACGCTCTTGAAGTCGTTGACCGAGCGCACCGCCGAAATCGACCGCCACGAAGATTCCACGCCGTCGAAGCCGGCAAGGAGGAACTTGTTGACGGTGCTGGACAGGATGCCGGCAATCGAGTGGGTAGCCCACGCAGCCGCCAGAATCGGACGCAGCGTCGAAGCGGTCAGGCGGCGCGGGCCGTCATAACCGTTGGCCTCCGCGGCCGCCAGCAGCACTTCACCCAGCGTCGTGCTCCGCTGCACCTTGGCAGCGGCCTCGAGCGTCTGGGCGCTGTACGCCTTCTCGACGTTGGGCAGTCCGCCCTGGAGGGCAAAGGACGCCTCAATCACTTCCGCCGTGGGGGCGGTCTTCGTCGCAACGTGGACGGCCGGCGGAACCGGGCGTTCGTCACGGGTCGCGTTCAACTGCTGCATGGCTTCGACTTTCTGGGTAAGGATTTCGATCTGGGCCTTGAGTCCGTTGGCCTCGCTGGCTTCGACCTTGGGGGCCTCCACGGCGGCGCTCGCCGTGGCTTCCACCGCAGCAGCCACAACGGGCTCCTCGGCAGGCGTCTGGTTGGCGTTATCCGCCATGGTGATCTCCTCGTCGGCTTCCGCCGCGATGGCGACGCTTGTCTCCGCGTCAGCGCCAAGGGTGACAAAAGAAACCTCACGGAGACTGGAGGCTTTGACGATTCGGACCGGACCCAGATGGGTCTGCCCGTTGACGGTCGTGGCGGCTTCGGCGTCCACTTTTTGATGGCGGCGCACATCGGCGCCCACGCTGGCCTGCCACTGGTATCCACGCTCTGCCAGCGCCAGCACCTGGCGGGCCGTATCGCTGTCGGCCAAGATCTCGCCTTCAACGATCAATTTGCCGGCTTCCACTCGGACGCTGTCGGTCTGCCCAAGGATGGAACCGAGGTTGTAGTCGTGACCCAAGACGATCGGCAGTTTCTGCTTGAACGACATTCCGGCCAGATCGATCACGACAGGCTCACGGCTCCAGCCCTGACGGATCTGCGAACCCGTATAGGCTTCGATCGAAAACCGCTTTGGCGCTGCGGCAGCATCGCCATCAGCGGCCGTCAGGAACGTCACGCGAGTATCCAAAGAGATTTTGTTCATTCAGCCAAACTCCCAGACGGTGTCGATGTCGTCCGCATCGTGATCGCCAACCCAAGTCATGCGTCGGCCCCCTGCGGCCTACCGTTTTCGTCCAGCGTGCCGCCGTAGTTCGTTTCGGGCGTGAAGTCCACGAACAAGCCAAGTTCCTGCATCAGCGCGACTTCCGCCGCACGTTGCCGCAGTTCTTGATCCCACTGCTTGCCTTGCTTGGCGTATTCAGCCGCCAGCGTGGTGGTGTGCGTGCGCAGCCGCGTTTCAGACGCAGTGGCTTCCTTGGCAGGGTCAACGTGGTCTTTGCCGTCCCACTGCCACGACCAGTTCCATTCGCTGAACGGCGGCAACGCGCCGGGCAGCACGCCGGCAAGGCTGGCTTCGTTGACCCAAGCCGCAAGCAGACGGTCAAGCAGGACACGCTCTAGCTGGTCGCGGTCCACTCGCTCGTGCATCCCGGCAATCTGCCAGTCCATGCGGCTGGATGCGTAGTTGTATTCACTCGAGTTGAGCGCTGCGACGTTAAACGGAATCTGCAGGCAGCGGGCGATCTCGTTGAGGATCTGCTTGACGAACGCCGGGTATTGCGTCGTGGGCTGTTCCGCCCGCAGTTGGCTGATGTCCCAGCCTTCCGGCAGCGTGACCATGCTGCGCTTTTCGATGGGCATTTCAGCAAACGCAGTGACTTCGTCCACCTCGGCGGCAGGCGAATTGCTGTGCAGGAACGCAGCGAAATCGGCGGCCGTCTCGGCAGCCGCCAGCACGGCATCGGTGTAGCGCCGCAGCTGACCGAACAGCCGCAGGGCAGGGGCCACCTCCGGTACGCCACGGTGTTGGCCAGGCCGTTGGGCGCGGAACCAATGCACCATCTGATTGGCCGGCACACGCTGGAACTGCAGGTTGTTGACGCGGTAGTTGCTGCCGGGATGAAAGTTCAGCACTTGGTAGGCGATGACGTTTCCAATCGCGTCGAATTCCATGCCGTCAACGATGTTGCCTTCGGGCGTGATCGTCTGCGACATCAACTCAGTCGGCGTGGCGACCATTTCCGCTTCGACAAGACGAACGTCGAGTTGCACGCCCGGCAGGCGAGGATTGGAAATCATCAGCGCGAACGCTTCGCCATCGACCACGAGCGCCTCGCGCATCGTCCGCAGTTTGGCCGGCAGGTCGATTGACCACGACCAGTCGTAGAACGCACGCTCTATGGCCCGATCGCTTTCGGCATCGCCGGTATCCAACTGCAGGCGCGGGCCGGTGCCGATCAGACTGGCCGCCACACTGCCGGAAATGCCCGCCAACCAAGAGTTGTTTTGCCGCTCGTAACGGGCGCGGTTCCGCAGCGTCCGCCTGACGTTTGGCGACAGGGCAGCGTCCGCAGCAAATGCGTCAGCCGCAGCCCAGTGCCGATAGTCGTCGCCCTTCTCGGCAGCGTCGAACTTTGCACGGACACGCACGGGCATCGGCTGCGCTGCCGGCTTCGACTTTGCCCAGAGGTTGCCGAACAGGCCCATTCAGATCGTCCCTGGTGGAACCAGCTTGTTGAACCGCAGGCCACGCCGCGTGTTCGTTGCTGACGATGTCGCAGCCGACTTGCCAGACAAGTACTTGTCGGCTTCGATCATGTCGGCCAAGGATTGCGCCTCGACTTCGCCCGCATCGGTGCGGACGCGCTTCGGGCCTTGGGCCGTTTCGGAAATCTTGTCGCGCAGTTCGTCGCTCATACCGGCGACGGTAGACGAACGGCAAGGCTCACCGGCAGGGGGTGTGGCTACGTGCCAAGACGCTTCAGCGTGATTACTCGCTTGCCGGAACCGCTGGCAGGAATCTCAACCTTCTTGCGCCGCCTGCCGCCAGCCTCGGTAGCCACGGGCTGCACGCCTGCAATCGACGCAGACACAGCGGCACCAACTAGGCAGTCGAGCCAGTGGTTGTCGCGGCCCGCCATCTTCCATTCGTCCACGACTCGCCCGCGCGCCTCTGTCCGCACTGGGTATTCAGCGGTCAGATGCTCAAACAGCAATTCGTGTTCACCGGCATGAAACGCAATCGCTTCGGGATCGCCCAGCTGCAACCGCAGGCGGGCGGCGCAGAATGTTTTCCAAAAGTTGGTGTCATAGAGGCAGGACCGCTGCCCTTCGGATATTTGCCCAACTTTCCAGTTGATGCCGATGCGGTCGCCACGCCCCTTCTTCTCGCCAATCGGCTGGCTTGATGCACCGATGCCTTTGCCGTGACTGGGCAGCACGCTGCCGGCGAACGGCGACCGGCGGCAGAATGTGCGAACGGTTGACGTGCTCTGCCCCCAGTTGGCGTCGATCATCAGTTGGCCGATCCGCATGGCGGCCCCGTCTTCCCGCTTCCAATCACGCCCCAGCAGCAGCTGCGTGACGGACTCCAAACCAGCGTGTAGGGACGCCTCGAACCCAGCCCCCTTCGCCGCCAGTGACAACGTCCGCTTGGCGTGTTTCGCTTCAAAGAACGATGACGCTTGGTCAGGGTACGTGCCGTAGGCCACGACGTGACCGCCGAACGACTGATTCCACGAAGCCACTAGCCAGAACAGGAGTTTTTCCTGCACGTCCACAAACGCTGTCAGCGTCTGGTGGTCAAGCGGCACCACGCCACGCTCTACGTTTGTTGCCCGTAGCGCCAACGACCGCTTGTCCAACTTGTCGCTGGCAATGTCATCCGCGAGCGGCTGATTCTGGTACTCGGCCATGAAAGCCGATTCGCCACGGTCAATCCGCAGGTTCCAGGCGTGATGGATCGCCGTGAGTTCGTCAGCGTTCCGCCGTTCCGGCCACGCCACACGCGCCCCGGCGTCCATCGCAGTCTGGTTAGCGCGGTAGAAGTCATCCGCCGCAGCGGTCCCTGTACCGTTCCGCTGGCCCTCGCGCCGCAGTTCTGCGTACTGGCTCCACAGTTCTTCGGCGGTCGGCCATTCGTAGACCAACTTCGTCCGCTCACCCTGCCAGCTTGGATGTTTCGACCGATCAAGCAGACGGTCGGCTAGGTCATCGGGCCGAATGACCGTGATGGTCGTGAGCCCGGCGATTTTCGCGCCCGGCCCGGCAAGGCCCAGGATCGCACCGGACAGGATCTTTTCCCGCGTGGCGCACTGGGCTGGGCTACCGGCTGATTCGTCTGTCTGCGGATCGTCAATCAGCACCAGTGACGGCCGCACCGTCTTACCGTCAGGGCGGGTGTGCTTGATGCCACGGATGCGGCCCGTGATGCCAGCCACCCGCACGCAGGCTCCAGCAGATTCAGCCTTAGCAACCCACGGCAGCGTGATCTGGTCGGCGGTCCACTCGATGTGCGTAGGCTCACCGGCAGAGGTTTGCCCGCGAGCGCGGGCCGTGATCCCCTCCAGCGCCCGCACCGGGAACGCCGCCGACGGGAAGTCCTCGAGCAGCAGGTCGTTTTGTTCTAGGTGGCTCTTGATGCTGTCCAGCATCTGGCAGGCAATAGCCTGGTCGGACCCGATGAGCATCACGAACGGACGATGCCCGTAGAGCATGGCCCACAGGCAGGCCCATTCGCAGAGCGTGCTTTTGCCGGAACCACGGGGCATGGCGAAGGCGAACAACTCGCCGCGCAGCACGGCTCCTTCAATCTTGCCTATCGCCGTCAGGTGGTCCGCAGACCACGCCAACGGGAAGGATTCAGCCCCGTAGACTTCGCAGAACTTGCGGAAATCTTTGCGGCAGGATTCGCGCCGCTTCTTGTCTTTGACCGGCGGGATGGAACCGATGTCGCGGCCGGCTGCACCGACAATGCGCGAGCGTTCCCCGGTCCTACGCTTGATGTCGTCATAGCGGGCCTTGGCTGCGTCAGTGCGTTTTTTCTGGTCTGCTCGAACTGCCATGGTCAGGATGGGCTAAAAAACGCGCGATAATAGGGAGGCTCCCAGCTGAGGCTTCCGCTGATTTCGGCCGGAAGGACCCGTCGAATTCGTGCGTCTATGGTGGCGGAAGTCCTATAAAAATAGGCTTTCTCGCACGTCGCATTCGTTTTGCACTTGTTTTCTAGGCTTTTTCGCATTCGATCTTCACGATCGTTACTGCATCTTCTCCATAGCGCTTCGTCGCAATCACAGTGCCAACCTGTTGATCGTCGTGCCACGCAACGCCATTCAGCGCGTCCTCAATGCCTTTGATGCAGTTGCTCACGTCTGGCCTTGGCAACTTCGGCGCCGTCTTCTTCAGACCCGATTTGTTGAAATGCGATTTAGGCCGCTCGAACTGCAGCACTAGCACAAGCGTCAGCGGCGCGTCATCTGTGGGCGTAGCGCCCGCGTCAATCGCAGCCTTTGCAATCGCCTTCCTGTAGGCGTGAATCGCATGGCTCTTGGGTATGTAGGCGTGCGCGAACGGACCGCGCGCCGTAATCTTGTGCCGTGGCTGCGGCACTGGATCGCCTAAAACGCTGAACGTGATAGCCATGCAACCAACATGGCGAACGTGTCAACTATTTGGCCGCCATCCAAAGGCCGACGTTGGCGAAAGCGTAGCCAGCGTAGGCGATGGCAAGCCCGTGCTTGCCGTGTGCGGCCAAGTCAATAGCCACGGCGATATAGATGCAACCAGTGAGTGCGATAAGCCAGCCGCTCACTTCAGTCGCTCCAGCAGGCCGCGCAGGGCGTCGGCGTCAATCGCAATGCCTTTCTCGTCAATGTCTTCCCGCAGGTAGGCTAAGGCGGTGACAATCGCCTCCCGCTCCGCGTCGGTGAGCCGCAGTTCTTCAATCT